AAGTACACTAGCAACTTCACGTACTATTAGTCTTACAGGTGATGTATCAGGAAGCACTAGCTTTAATGGTGGTGGTAATGTAAGTATCACAGCAACCGTTGCAGACGATAGCCACAACCACGTTATCAGCAATATTGATGGATTGCAGACTGCATTGGATGCAAAACTAGCAAGTTCGTCTTACACTGCATCCGATGTTCTTACAAAAGTTAAAACAGTAGATGGCTCTGGCTCTGGCCTAGATGCTGACAACCTTGATGGTTACTCATGGACAAGTTCTGGCAAGAATATTCGGGGTACAGAAATCTACGCCGACAACTGGTTCCGTAACTATGACGCAGGTCAAGGCTTATATAACGAGGCTACAGGTGCGCACTTTGCAAGTGATGCCTCTGACCAGTGGACGATACGAGATTCTGGCAACAACATGAAGTTGCAGTTTAAAACTAATGGCTCGGCACTTAGAGGTTCAGTTTATGCTGACAGCAACAACGCCATCGGCTTCTTAGATAGTGACAATCAATGGGCATATCGTCATTATCGTGATAGCCGCCATGAATGGTTGATTAATAACTCCGAAAAGATGGAGTTAAACAGTGAAGGCTTGTTCTTGCATGACGGTTCACTAGCAGAAGACTATGATGCCCTTTCAGGTACAAGCCCAACTTGTAATGTGGACAACGGCGGCGCATTTAGTCTTACAATGTCAGGCAACACTACATTCACGTTTAGTGGTGCAGCCAGTGGTTATATCCAAGGTTTTGTATTACAGCTAACAGGCAACGGCTCAACAGTCACATGGCCTAGCTCAGTGAAGTGGGCAGGTGGTACTGCACCAGATGCCCCTGCTTCAGGTGAAACAGATATTCTAGTCTTCCATACACGTGATGGTGGTTCTAACTGGTACGGTGTACTCGCAAGTGATGCTGCTGCATAAGGAGTAAAGCATGGCCTACTCAACTAATCCTTTCTCCGTAGCTACCTTTGGTGAAAGCTATGAACAGGCCGATGCTTCCTTTAGCCTTACAGGTGTAGCAGGTACAGGTGCTATAGATACGCCTGACATTAGCTCACGTACCAATGTTGATCTTACAGGTGTACAAGCTAACGGTGCAGCAGGTAGTGCAACAGCAGCAGCAGAAGCAGTCGTTGTACCATCAGCAGTAACAGCTACAGGTGCAGCAGGTGATATCACAGTAGACGGTGGTGTGGGTACAACTCCTACCATCACAATGACTACAGCATTTACTGCAAGTCTTGGTAGTATCACTGTTGATGCAGGGTTTGGTCCAACTATCCAACCTGTAGGGTTTGGCTTAGAGATTATCACTGACTCACTACTAGTAGACGGTGATGAAGTTGTAGTAGAGTCAGATGCTAACATCAGCCTATCAGGTAAAGGTGTAGGTGGTACAGTATTAGGCAACACAGTTACACTAGACTGTAAAGCTGTAGTATTATCAGTAGGTGTACAGGGTACATTTACTGTAGGTGATGAGACCGTAACAACAATACAGTTCGACTACGAAGCAGTTAAAGAAAACTATAGCAGAGATCGTACTGCTTACATCGGTGAGTATAGCACACTAGGCAACACAGTGTATGTTCGTGCAGCATAATAGGAATAACAATAATGTCTCTTAAATGGCCTAACAAAGACCCTGACGAAATACTAGACTATAGCATTGATTGGTCACGCTTTCTTGGTAGTGCAACTATCAGTGGTGTTACTTGGTATGTTGATAATGCTGATGGTGTAAAGACTGAGCTTATTCCTAGTGGGCAGCTTGTTAACGGTATACAGTTAGTATCAGCTACTAACACAAACACTGTTACAACAGCACGTTTAGGATCAGGCACTACTAATATATTGTATCAGTTCTACTGTCAGATAACTAGCTCAGATGGCTTGGTAGTAGAGCGTAAGGTTCGTTTACGTGTAAGGAATAAATAATGGCTTATAACTATCTAGGACTAGTAAACGAGGTTAACCGTAGACTTAACGAAGTAGAGCTAACAAGTTCTAACTTTGCTACAGCTTCAGGTTTTTACAATACAGCTAAAGATGCTGTAAATGCTTCTCTGCGACATATTAACCACGAAGAACATAACTGGCCTTGGAATCACGTACTAGAAGAAGAGACACTTACTGCAGGTGTCACACGTTATGATTATCCTACAGATGCTAAGATTGTTGACATGAACAGTTTCCGCATCAAGAAAGACGCATCATTAAACGTTAGTACAACTAAATTAAAACTAATGGATTACCAAGAATACCTTGACAATCATGTAGATTATGAGTATAACTCTGGTAGTGATATGCAAACTCTACCACGCCACGTTGTACGTGCTCCAAGTCAAGAGTTTATTATACTTCCTACCCCAGACAAAGCATATGAGTTAGTCTATGAATACTATCGCAATCCAGTATCGCTTGAGCTATACGATGATGTTCCTAATGTTCCTTTGGAGTTTAAGCATATTATTGTAGACGGTGCAATGTTCTATGCCTATCAGTTCCGTGCTGATACACAAGCATCACAGATTGCACAAGGTAAGTTTGAGACAGGTATTAAGTACATGCGTAGTCTATACATTAACCGTTATGACTATGTACGTTCCACAGTTATTTCACGTAACACACCTAGCCTAAGAGTATCATAATAATGGCTACACAGTGGCAAACATTCCCTGTACCTTTTACTGGAGGGTTGATTACTAACATCAGTCCACTACAACAAGGTATTAACAATGTAGGTTCAGCATTCCAATTGCAGAACTTTGAGCCATCACTAGACGGTGGTTATCGTAAAGTAGCAGGGTACGATAAGTTTATTGATGAAGAGATTACAGGTAGTGGTCCTATACAAGCTCTAGCTATTGTGCAGGAAGACACTAACGAAAAAGTAATTGCTGCACGTAGCGGTGTTTACTACATAGCTGATGCTACAGATGCTACACCAACCTGGTCATCACTAGCCACAGCACCTAATGTAAACTTTAACAAAGCTAGACAAGCTCGTTATAACTTTAATAATACTTATCAGATTTGTTTTGTTGATGGTGTTAACTTCCCTGCTTATTTTGATCGTGCAGCAGGTACATTAACATACATGACAACTTCAGCAACCAATGATGCTGTAGAAGGTGCTGACCACGTATGTTTGTTTAAGAGTACTCTCTTCTTTGGTGTAGGCACAGAGCTAGTCTTTACAGCACCTTATAGTGCAGACGATCTAGACCCAGCTAACGGTGCAGGAAGTATTAGCATCGGATCAGAAATAACTGGTTTGATTGTCTTTCGTGATCAGCTTATCGTGTTTGCAGTAGATAAGATCATGCGTATCACAGGTTCTAGTGCAGCAGACTTTACAATGAACGCTGTTACTGAAGACTTAGGCTGCTTAAGTGCTGATACTATACAAGAGGTTGGCGCTGATGTTATGTTCCTTGGCCCTGATGGGTTACGCACACTAAGCTCAACAGACCGCATTGGTGACTTCGGTATTGATGTTGCATCTAAGAACATTAGACCTACTGTAACTAAACTACAGGACTACGCAGCAAGTTTTGCTAGCACAGTTATTCGTGGTAAAGCCCAGTATCGCTTATTCGCTTACGTAGCAGGTGAACAGTCTAAGATTGCTAAGGGTGTGTTAGGTACTAAGTTTGTTGACCAGGGTGGACAAGGCTTCCAGTGGGCTGAACTAAAAGGGTTTAAAGTATATATAGCTGACTCTCAGTTTATTGGTGAAGATGAGTATCGTGTATTTGCTAACAATGATGGCTACGTATATAATATGGATAGTGGTACTAGTTTAGATGGTAACAACATTGATGCTATCTATGAATCACCTTTTATGCCTATCAATGATCCACAAGTACGTAAGACATTCTACAAGTTAGACTTCTATATTAAACCTTTTGGTGCTATTAACATTAATGCAGGTCTTAGGTTTAACCAAAACAAAACAGGTTACATACAACCGCCAACATTTAGTATAACAGAAACAGGTGGTGCAGTAGGTATTTACAGTGATAACACATCTAAGTTTGGTAGTGCTATATTTGGTGCACCACGCACACAAAGCTACATCAATCAAGTAGTAGGATCAGGTGAGACTGTAGCAATCCGCATCGAAGATAAAAGCTCTGATGCTTCATTTTTATTAGACACAGCAATCTTCGAGTTTGCTACAGATGACAGACAGTAAGGAAATCTTATGGGTACAGGTTACGTAAGAGCAGATACAGCTAACAACATTGCTAACGGTAATGTTATTGATGCTGATGATCTAGACAACGAGTTTAACGCTGTAGAAGCAGCCTTTAACGCTAGCACAGGCCACACACACGATGGTACTACTAGTGAAGGTGCACCTATCGAAGTCATTGGCCCAGCGCAAGACATTGTAGCTACAGCTACTGTACTACGCCCTAAGACAAACAATACAGTAGACTTAGGTACATCTAGTCTGAAATACAAAGATGCTTATCTAGCAGGTGATCTTTCTGTTGCAGCTATTACAGCTACTGGTGCTTTGTCTGCTGGCTCCACATCTATCACAGGTACACTATCAGTATCAACTGATACAACACTTACAGGTAACCTTACTGCTAACGGTAATACTACACTAGGTAATGCAGCTACTGATACGGTGACAATAAATGCAGATGTTGCGTCAAGCCTTATTCCTTCTGTTGATGATTCTTACGATCTTGGTGCTGTTGGAAGCGAATGGCGTAATGCATATATTGATGGCACTGCTTATATTGATACAGGCTCTATTGATACTGCTAATGTGGCGACTCTAAACGTATCAGGTAATGCAGACGTAGATGGTGACCTTACTGTTACAGGTAATATTAATGCATCTATTACAGGTACATCTACACAAGCAGATACACTCACTACAGCACGTACTATTAGTTTAGCAGGTGATGTAGCAGGTGCAGCTAACTTTGATGGTTCAGCTAACATCACTATCACTACAGTTATTGCTGATGATAGTCACAACCATACTATCGCTAATGTAGACGGGCTACAGACAGCGTTAGACGGTAAGTTAGATGACTCTGGCCTTACTGCAGAGCGTGTACTTGTGTCTAGCGTTTCAGGCACTGTAGCTACAGCTAACATTACTACCACAGAACTTAACTACCTAGACGGTGTAACGTCAAACATCCAGACACAACTTGATAGTAAGCTTACTGACTTCTCACTAGAAAGTTACACAGGTGATGTTGACATTGATGGCGAACTTGTGGTAACATCTTATAATGAAACATATGTTGCTGTAACATCATCAGGTTTAGCAACTACAATTGACTGTGAAGCAGGTAACGTGTTTAGCCATACACTAAGTGAGAACACAACGTTTACATTTAGCAATCCACCTGCAAGTGGTACAGCCTATGGTTTCTCACTGAAGATTGTACAGGATGCAAGTGCTAGTGGTTATACTATAACATGGCCTAGTGCACTAGACTGGCCTAGAGCAGATCGTGCTGCTTCCACTAACGCACCAACACTTACTCCTTCTGCTAGTGCCGTAGATCAATTTGTATTCTATACACATGATGGTGGAACTACTTGGTACGGGTTTACAGTAGGTAAGGATATAGGATAACATAAATGAGTAACGTTAAAAAATTAATGATGTCTGGTGCTGCAGGTGGCGGTGTACTTATTGACGATGTTTTTAGAACATTTTTTTATGAAGGTACAGGAAACACCGCAAAAACAATAGATAATGGCATTGATCTCGCAGGTTTTGGTGGATTAGTTTGGGCTAAACCAAGGTCAGCATCAGGGGACCATAACTTATATGACACAGAACGTGGTATAAGAAAACTTGTTAAAACAAGTAGAGATGCTCAAGCTGAACAAGACACTACATCTTCATATGGTTTGCAAAGTTTTAACTCTAACGGTTTTAGTTTAGCAGGAAACTGGTCAGGAGAAAACGAAAATACCCATCAAGTAGCCTCTTATACGTTTCGTAAGCAATCTAAATTTTTTGATATTGTAACATACACAGGTAATGGAACATCAGGCAGACAAATATCTCATAACTTAGGTTCTGTTCCTGGTTCTATATGGGTTACATCAAGGAGTACTGGTTATTCTTGGGCGTGTTATCATCGTTCTGCAGACGGGACATCTCCAGAAAATTATTACTGGAGAGTAAGTGCTAGTGCTGCTGTGTCTGCTAGCTCAGGTATGTGGAATAATACAGCACCTACAGCTTCTAATTTTACAGTTGGTAACGCAACTAATGTAAACGCCAATGGTGTAACTTATGTTGCTTATATATTTGCTCATAACGATGGTGATGGTAATTTTGGTCCTGATGGAGATCAAGACATTATCAAGTGCGGAAGATATGTAGGTAATGGTTCTAGTGATGGACCTGAAGTTAATCTGGGTTTTAGGCCTCAATGGCTTTTAATTAAAACTGTCGAAAGGGCAGAAGCTCCTGTAGTTTTTAATGAAAAATGGGTTACTGGTCCTGATCAAGGATACGATAAGTTTTTTTATATTAACACCACCCTTCCTGAGTCCACACAAGGTACTACTGCAACAATAGAGTTTACCCCTGATGGTTTTAAAATAAACAATAGTAATAATATATGGAATGATTATATTTCACCATCAACAGATAGACACATGATGTACATTGCCATACGTGAAGGTAATGATCGTGAAATTACGGATGCATCGGATGTTTTTTATACACAAGCTGCGACATCAAGTTTAGCAACAAAAAAACCAACAGGGTTTTTCCCTAGAACACTTTTGACATCTTATGAATACAATGATAGTTCTAACACAAAAGTACAGTCTGCTGAACTAGGTTATGAATATTATGCGTCAAACTATTTATCTCCATATCTGCAAAGTAACAGTAATAGTGATATACAATCAAACACTACAAATTACGGTTTTAATGATGAGTTTTATAAAATAGGATCATACTATGCGTCATCTAGTGTAGTACAATATGCATGGAAGAGGCATAGAGGTTATCACGATACTATATCATGGAAAGGTAACGGTACTTCTGGTAAAACAGTAAAACATAATTTAGGTGTTGTGCCTGAAATGATGTGGGTAAAGTGTACAAACCAATCTAGCACTAACTGGATTGTTTATCATTCAGGTATGGATTCTACAGCCCCTGAAGACTACGCAATGTTTTTAAATTTAAACAGTAATAAGTCAAATCAACCTGCTTATTGGAACGACACGGCCCCAACAGATACTACTATTACTTTAGGAAACAGTGCATGGGTAAATAATACTAACTATTTCCATAGTGCGTGGTTGTTTGCTTCATTAGATGGTGTATCAAAAGTAGGATCATATGTAGGGCAAGGTAGCTCAAATCCTATTAATGTAGACTGTGGTTTTACTAATGGTGCAAGTTTTGTTTTAATTAAAGCTGCTACACAGAGTGGTGATTGGTCAGTCAACGATTCTGCAAGGGGTATTAATGCAGGAAACGATACCTACCATACCTTACATTTAAGTAGTGGATGGGTTACTGGGTATGACATAATAGACCCGTATAATCAAGGATTTACTGTAGTAAACAGTTCTTTGTTAGATACAGGTGTTACTTATATTTATTATGCAGTCGCAGCTATATAATCAAGGTCATAAAAGGAGTATCAACTAATGGCTGAATATCGTGATCGCACAACAGGCGAAATCAAAACACAGGGTGAGCTTAGACGTGACAACCCTAATATGTCTATGCCAAAAGTATGGACAGCTAGTGTACTAGATGCACTTAATGTAGACCCTGTGCTTCCTGCACCACAACCTACAGAAGGTGTAGGAGCATATCAACATGTTATACGTAATGGTACAACACAAGATGCTAATGGTAATTGGGTACAAGCATGGCAGATTGTAGATATGTTTGCCGATGATAGTGAAAGCACTAAAGCTGAAAAAGAAGCAAACTGGCAAGAAACATTAGATAACCGTGCAGCAGAAAACAACCGTAACAGACGTGATGAACTTATTGCTGAAACAGATTGGTGGGCTGTAGCTGACCGTACTATGACTGCTGAACAAACAGCTTATCGTCAAGCACTACGTGACATCACTACACATGCTAACTGGCCTCACCTAGAAGAAGCCGATTGGCCTACTAAACCATAAGGGTAGGCCATGTCGGACATTAAGCTAACATCTGATGAACTAGAAGCTATGCTAGATCGTGCAGCTAGACGTGGGGCAAAAGAAGCCTTGCGTTCTATTGGACTGCTAGATGATGACGCACACAAAGATATAACTGAGATGCGTAGCTTATTAGAAGCATGGCGTGATACTCGTAAGTCTGTGTGGTCTACTGTAACAAGACTAGTCACTGTTGCCGTACTAACGTTTATTGCTGGCGCAGTATGGATGACAATGAATAAATAAGGTAAAACATTATGGCTAAACGTTTTGGTGGATTCACACCGCAACAACAACAAACACTGTTATCTAAGATGGGCTACACTGGCCCAGCGCAACAGGATGACATTAATAAGTTCATGATGTCTAGCCCTAAAGCTGCATCTATGATGGGACGCTATGCACAGATGGCTAAAGCCCGTGTAGCTGGTGGACCACAGACAGCTATGCAAGTAGGTGGCTACATGGCTCCTCCTACTCCTATGCAACAGATGCAAGAGAGAGCTACTAACTTAGACTATAATCGCTTGTATGCTCAACCTAATCAGCAACCTATGCAACAGCCTATGATGGGTTATGCTCCTGGAGGTCTTGCAGGTAGTGACTTATTAGGTGCTGCAGCAGGTACTGCTTTTAATGCTATTAATAATAACCAGCCTAACACTACAGGTGGGTTTGATGTTTCTCCTACACCGTATACACCTACACAAAACGGACAGCAGGGTTATGTAGACCCTATGGGTAACTTTATTCCCTTCTCAGACATGACAGGTAGAGACACACGAGGTCAGGGTGTAGAGCCACAGCCTATGGGTGATATTAATCCATTAACAGGTTTACCTAATGTAGTTGTACCTTCCTTACCTACACAACCTGAGCCTATTACTGTAGACCCTAAAGAGTTCTTCTCAACTAATACAGGTGGTGGGTATTATTTACCTAGTTACAATGAAACAGCATTATCTAATTTAGTAAGTGGTGGTTCTGATCTTACAGGTGCTACTGTAGAAGGGAACCAAGTAACCTTTGCTGATGGTAATGTTATTACTGCTAGAAACCCTGAAGAAGCACAACAAATTATTAACGCTGCATCTGCGTATGACAAAGAAGTTAATCAACCTAATAAAGCAGCGCAAGAACAGTATGACCAACAGCTAGGCCAGTATCAAGACTACTATCGCACACAAGCTGGTACAGCAGTACAAGACCCTGAAACTATTCGTGCTAACCTAAATACTGCACAACAAACACTAGGACAAGAGCAAGGGCTACTACAGCAATACACTAATCAACTTGCTAATATGGACCCTGAAGACCCACAGCGTGATGTACTACAAGGTCTTATTGATGAGCAACAAGTTAAAGTAACACAAGCTCGTGCAGGTGTATCAACAGCACAGACTGCACTAGAGACTGTAGGTATGCCTAGCACTACAGAGCTACGTTCTACAGCCTTAGATAAACCTGAAGAGATGGTGACTAAGCAAGATGTAGTTACTGTATCTGATGCACAGCGTGAAGCTGGTATGATTGCTGAAGGTACAGGTCAAGCACCAGAGGATGCTGTTAAAGCGCAACAGACTTTAGCTAAGCTACGTGCTGATGTGCCTCTAGCTAAAGAGTTCGAAGCTGCTGGTATGACTACTGCTGAAGCTGCACAAGAAGTAGCTAACGTAATGTCTAAGCTAACTGCTGTAACAGGTAAGCCTAGCGCAGAAGCATTAGCTGATGCAGCTACTATGGACCCACAACAGCTAGCACAGCTTGGTCTTACAGTAGAGCAGATTGATCGTGCTCGTAGAGTAGAAGCTATCCCAGCGCTAGAAGTTACACCAGAGATGGAAGTAACAGGTGCAGTAGATATGGAACGTGCTAAAGCTGAGACTAACTTTGCTGCAGCTACTGGTGTTCCATCTACTGAAGCTACAGTACAAGGTCAGCTTACACAGCTTATGGAGCAGTTCGAGGATGGTGAGACTCCTGCGTGGGCTGCTGGTGCTATGAGAGCCGCTACCCAGCGCATGGCTGCACGTGGTTTGTCTGCTTCTAGTATGGCAGGTCAAGCTATCGTACAAGCTGCAATGGAGTCTGCACTACCTATTGCACAAATGGATGCACAGACACGTGCACAGTTCGAAGCACAGAACTTATCTAACAGACAGCAAGCTGCTATGTTCGCTGCAGAGCAACGCTCTAAGTTCCTTGGCATGGAGTTTGATCAAGAGTTCCAAGCACGTGTACAGAACGCTGCACGTATCGCTGATGTAGCACAGATTAACTTTACTGCTGAGCAACAGGTAGCACTAGAAAATGCACGTATGGCGCAGACTGTAGACATTAATAATCTTGATGCTAAGAATGCTAAGATTATGGCAGATGCTGCAGCTATGTCACAATTTGAGCTAGCTAATTTAACCAATCAGCAACAACGTAACGTACAAAATGCTAAAGCATTCCTAGACTTTGATATGACTAGCATGACTAACCAACAGCAAGTCGCTATGTTTAAGGCACAAAGCTTAGCAAGTGTGTTTATGTCTGATACTGCTGCTGAGAATGCTGCACGTCAGTTTAACGCATCTAGTCAAGACCAAGTAGGTATGTTCTTCTCTAACTTGCAGACACAGATTCAGCAGTTTAACAATGAGCAAGCTAATGCTATGGAGAAGTTTAACGCTGGTGAAGCTAACGCTATCTCACAGTTTAATGCAGCACAACAGAATGCTCGTGATCAGTTTAACGCATCCCAAGCGCTTGTAGTGGAGCAAGCTAATACACAGTGGGAACAGTCTATCACTACTATGGATAACGCTGCACAGAACCAAGCTAACCGTGATTCAGCTATTGCAGCTAATGGTTACACTGAGACTACGTATAACAATATGCTACAGCAAGAGCGTGATGCTTTAGATTACGCATGGCGTACAGCAGATAATGCACTACAACGTGAAAGCTCTTACATGATTGCTGAGATGCAAGGTCAAGCTGCAGTAGACACAGCACGAGGTGAGGGTACAGGTAAGTTGTTAGAGATCGGTACAACCTTCTTACTAAATAAGTTCCTTCCAGGCTCACCGTTATAAGGTTTCATAAGGTAAAACATAATGGCACTATTTAAGTTAACAAAACAAGACAGAGACTACTACGCTTTACAGGACTTGCTGAAGCCTAAAGAGGATCAGCAGGAAGAAACTGCTGGTATTGGTACTAAGCCAAGCAAGCAAGAGCAAGACGAAGAAGGTATATTCTCTAGTTTCTTTGGTGGTTTGTTTGATAGGTCTGAACAAAGAGCACAAGAGATTGCTAAGGAAGCTAAAGAGTCAGCACTAGCAGCACGTCTTACACGTGAATTTTATGGTATCACTAAGTCTTTAACTGAAGAAGACATAGCTATACGTTCTGCTTCTCGTGATCCAATGTATGGTAATAAACTACCTGAAGAGACTACTCTTGTAGACGTTACAGACACAGATATGGGAAAACTAACGAATGTTAAACCTCTGGAAGAACTGTCAGAAGCTGTTGATCCTGGTACTATTGATGTTAGTGATTTGCCTGGGAAAGGGTTAATGAGTCCTCGCCTTGATAGTAAAGGTGAAGGACCAGAGAAAAAACAAGTACTAAGACCTAAGTTAAGACCTGAAGGCCTAGACTCTCTTGAGGAAAAGGAACGCATTAAAGCTGTCCAGACTATCATAGGAACTAAAGCAGATGGTGCTTTTGGTACAAACTCTAAAGCTAAACTTAAAGCTTGGCAATATGTTCACAACGTTCCCACAACAGGTGAGATTGATGAAGTTACTTTATCTGCAATGAAAAACCCTGATACTTATGATCCTAGAGAAATAGCTAGGGATGACTTTATGTTAAGTAAAACCTTTGATCTACTAAAGGGTGTTGAGGGCTTCGAAGAGGATGCATATTTAGGTGCTATATCTGATAAGTTTAAATCAGGTCTTACCGTAGGAGCAGGTATTGATTTTGGTCAACATACAAAAGATTCTTTACTATCTAAAGGCCTTCCTAAAAGCTTAGTTGAGAAAGCAAATATTGCAGGGTGGATAGGGCTGAATCCAGATACAGTAATAGACCCAGATACAGGTCAACCTGCATCTCAAGGCAGAGGTACTAAAGCACAAAGACGAGCTAGAGGTAAAGCTTTATTAGAAGCTAAAGTAGCAGAACAAAAAGAAGATGGTACTTTTCCTGTTTTTACATATGAAGAATTAGCCGCATCTACACCTGTAATGTATTCTGATTATGAAAAAGCTGCAAAAAATGAATATGAGCGTGAGTATGGAGAAAATACGTGGACTGAGCTAAAAGAAGGAACTAAAGCTGTTCTCTCTACAGAAAAGTATCACAGGGGTGTAGGTTATAAACTACCTGAAAGTATGCTTGCAGGAGCTAGAACAAATAACGCAAAAGAGGCAGCAAGAGGTATAGCTAATAGAGGTCGTCGCAATAATATGACAGCTTGGCTCAAGAAAGTAGGATTAGATTCATAATGTTCGGCTTACCCCTAGAGTTAATCACAATGCTATTCTCCACCGTGCTAGGTGGGGTTATGTCTATCTGGGGGCAGTCCATGAAAGCCCGTCAGTTGCAGAACGAGATGCTCATGCAACGTGCAGAGTTTCAACGTAGTGCTGTAGCTGATGCACGTGACTGCAGGTAAGAATGACAAACACTTTGCTTGGACACGTAGGCTTATAGCTTTATCTGCTGTATTCTCTATTATTGTCTTGCCAAAGCTAGTCGCTGTATGGTATCCTGATGTCAGCGTATATGTAGGCTACACAGAAGCTACTGGTGGTCCGTTAGCTTGGCTCTTTGGTCCAGCAGAATCAATACAGTGGAAGATGGCTAAAGGCTTTGTAATCACTCCACTAGACACACATATCGTATCAGCTATTGTAGGACTCTACTTTGGCGCAGGTTTCACTAAATAAGGTATAACAAAAATGTCACTATCTCCTTTTGATGGACCTATCCCAGGTCAGTCTCTTACAGCAGAACCAGGTAACGCTCCTTGGGAGAAACCTTCTAAGTTCTCTGATCCACTAGATGCATTCGAGATGTACATGGAACAACTAGCAGATGAAGAAGTGCTAGATGATGTCATGGATATGGTAGACATTGGTATTCCTATCTCTGTTGTAGCAGCCACTATGCTTGGCATGGGTGTAATGAATGGTATGCACACTGTAGATATTAAGCTTCTACTTAAACCTTTGCTCATGACACAGATCAAAACACTAGCTGAAGCAATGAACGTAGAGTATAAAATGACTATGGACGAGTATCGTGATAAAGATGCTGAAGCCAAGCAGAAACGTGCAGCTAAACTAGCAGCTAAACTTGCTATGAAGACAGGTGCTATGACAGGTACACCAGACAAAGGTGAAGAGATCATGCAGAAAGCAGAGCAAGACTTACAGGAACCACAACAACAAGAAGAAATGCCTATGGAAGCTGAACAAGCACCGCAAGGCTTGATGGCGAAGGAGCAAATGTAAGATGGCTATTAGAGGTGCATTCGGCGCTGGGCTTGTAAAAGGTTTTGCTACAAGTCTACAAGATAGAATAAAAGAAAACCAAGAACGTTTTGACGAATTGGTAGACAGTCAGATGGATACTGTACGTAGGGCTGCACCTAAGATGGCACAGTCTATGGCAGAAGCTAAGAATGCTGATATTATTCGTCAGGAAATGAAAGCTGAGTTTGGTGTGTCTGATGAAGAGTTTCTAG